TGAGTTTGCTGCGCCGCAGCAAAACCGGTCAGGCTATGGCCCTCCCCCCGCGGCAAGAACTGTGCCAGCAGGGTTTGTCAAGACAATTTTATCTATCGGGGCTCGCGCCCCGATAGTCTAGGTTAACTGGTCTCGGCTACCTTGGCCTCGTCCAGCATTTTATTGTGCAAGTCACGAGCTGTCTTGGCCTCGATCTCAGTTTCGTAAACGCCGCGATGTACTCCAATGCGAATCTGGCAGTGCTTTTCTTCCAGATAATGGAAGCTTTTATTGTAGGTCTGGTCGCAGACATATTCCATGCGGCGCAACTGTAGCATTTGTCCCGCGATCAACGCCAGTTGATCGTCCTTCATTGAAGGTGGAACCGCGTAGTAAGTGCCGTCGATCTGAATAAATTTGTAATCCATGGTGCTATCCTTTCTAGGTTGTATCGCATTGATTAATGCGACATAGGAATTATCTCAGGGAGCAAGCTCCCTGTCAACTAATTATTCTCTCACTGCATTAATATCAGCGAATCCTTCTTCGTCAATAAGTGAATCATCCACTCCGTCGATCCTTAGACGTTTACCGTCTACCCATACAAAAATTTCAGCGTCCAGATATAAATTCTCAAGCTGTTTTAATAGTTCTCTCACTTTCATCGCCGTTATTCCTTTCTAGGTTCTGTGGCATCGATGGATGCCACAGAGAAATTATACAGCGCCCGCAGGCGCTGTCAACTAATTAATCAACGTCAATACTAAAACTCATGTTGCGGATTATGTTTTTGACTACGTCCTCAAGGTCATAATCTTCAATCAACTGGTTAAACGATTCTTCAATACGTCGATCAAAATCCTTTGTGTGAAACTTGATGCGCTGATCAAGATGCGCTTCCCGCTGGGGAAGCGCAGCGCCCCAATTAGCCAGACGCGAATCAATTAGCGTGATAAGTTTAGCCTCGAGATCTGATGCACCAGTGGCGGGATAATCCGCCACTTGCAGGCCGTCAGAATTTACAAGCACCTCGGCGGGCGGCTCGGGAAGCTGGTCGCTCGAATCTGGGAGAGCGTCAATCTTATCGGCGATGGTATTCATTACAACGTGCAGCGCTGTATAAACCGCCGCTCTATCGTTATCGTTCACGCAAGCAATAACTTCGATTGCGTAATTTAGCGCCTCGTCTACTGTATCGCGGCTCGCGAATAACCTGTTACGAATCGATGCCACTAACAAAGCTTTTGATGTATCAGTCATCACATTATCCTTTCTAGGTTGATCGTTGGCTACTGCCAACGATTCAATACTATTCCTTTCGGGGAACTATTGCAAGCACTATTTCACCGCGGCGCAAGCGCCGCGGTTCGCGGTTCGAGCACCGCGGTTCGAGCACCGCGGAGGCCGCCGCAGGTTTCAAGCGCCGAGCACCGAGCGCCGCGGGGCAGGTTTACACATGCAAAATTAATTCCGATTATTGGCTGAAAAGCGGGCGCTCCCATAGGGAAAACCCGCTTTTTCAATTGTTACTTAATTCCCATCATGAAATTAACAATTCAAGCGCTCGATTTTTAATAGCTGATCCAGTGCCGAACCACGCCGATTCAAGTCTAGTATTATCCGAGCGGCCTCGCTCATGATCAACTAATTGCGTGACAGCGTTCAGCATTTCCCAACGGGAACCGTCCACATGCGCAGCGCGTAGGATATCCGAACCAATAGAGCGGCCTTGCCACAATTCAATAACCCGCTTGTATGCCCGCGTATCGACAATGTCAAGCTTGCCTGTGTGGTACGGCTTGAGCAATTCCTTTACGAATAAGTCAGCATCACTAAAGGACATATTCACATGTGCAAGCTTGCGGGACTCAACCATAAAGCGCTCGAATTGATTAGCTACAATTCCCAACTGTAAACGAACGGCTTCGGCATCGAATCGTTCGCTATGCAAAACGCGAACCGCTGACTTTATATAACCCTTGTCTAGTTCGTCGCTGGTGCTATTCACTGCTGGCGTGATTGTATTGTTACAGACAACGCGAATCGCTGTAAATTTTGCGATTGTAGCCATCGTGCCGTCGTAGCTTGTGCCGAGCAATAAATAAGGCTTGATTACGTCACCGTCCACAACTTCCGCGCCGTCACCTACACTGGCAAGCGCCCAAACGCGGCGGCCTTGTGACAATGCGCCCGCTGTTTCCATCTGAAAACCGCCTAAGTCTAAAAGCTTTTGAAAGAAACCCATAACTTCCGCGGGCTGGACTGTTCTGTAATCCTTTGAAACTACAGCAAGCGCCGCGCCCGTATCGCTACGGTGTAGCACTTTGCGATCAGGCCAAACTTGATAACCTGATACCGCGGGGGTTTTATACTCAACTAAGCTCTCGAGCACTGTGTAACCTAATCCGGCCTCTTTAGTCCACTGTTCAATAGTTGAATCAGGTGTCAACACTTGTCCTAGGCCATGCCATGGTGTCGCGTTGACGTAAGCAATCGCGGCGCGTCCGGTTGTTTCATCTATCATGTGAGCCATTTTTCTATCCTTTCTAGTTGGTCGATTCCGTTGAATCGATGACTAATATTAGTCTATTGTCGTTAGTCCGTACAATTGATTTTTTCTATTGAGAATCAATCCTCAATAGTGTCATACGGCATAACCGCTAGATCAAAACGCTGTTCTAATAAAACATCGCCTTCACTATCAATAACAGTTAAAAAAATTCCAGTGCCTTCGTTTACTGGTTCCAGCATGAAATAACCGCCATGCTCAAAATTAACGACGGCCGCGCCAGTGTCTAATGTGTCGAGTTCAATTTTCATTTTTCGGTTTTCCTTTCCCGCTTGAAATAATCGATCCAAGCATCGATTACTTCCCAATTAACGCCTATATTAGCGTCGTGTTTGTGCTTTATCAGCTGCAAAACCTGCCGCGCCTCATCATCAGTTAATGCAGGGTCTTGGGATTGAACATCCTCAATGTGCCAACTTATTGTTATTTTATTAGGTAAATGTTCCATTTTTCTATCCTTTCTAATTTATCGATTCGGCGAATCGATAATTAATAATAGTCTATTAAAAAATGCGTGACTAATTGATTTTTTCTATCGGGGAACTATTTATAATCAACTAAATCAATAATTACAATTAAAACGATTATCACCGCAAGCACTATAAACATTATGCCCCCACTGATAAAGCAAAACGATTTTTTAGGGAACCATGCACAATTATAGTTACACTTGCTTTTTTGCTATCAGTGCCGCCACTGCAGGCCATGCATGTGTCGCAGGTTAAACGCTTATTCATTTCAGCACTGGCGGGGCATTTCATCTCATGACTGAATTCTAAACTTCCGTCCGCGTCTCTAACTCTAAATGTCCTCCAGCCGTCCATCTTAGCAAGTGCCGCCTCTTTCGGTGTATCTACTGAAGCCATGCACCACTGTTTAACGTGGTCGGCTTTTCCGTTTTGCCACTGGTGGGTGTAACCAGTATGCGATTCAGCGCCCGCAAGTAGGGTTTCCCAGACATAAGCCGGAACCGCCGCCGGATCCCCATACGTGCCTAGCCTTATCTTACGGTTTAATACCGCGGTGCTCACGTTATATCCGTCGCTTAATTCATAAATTCCACGAATAACGCCGTCCATCACTGCCCGCGGGCCCTGCCCGAGATTGACATAACAGGAACCGCCTAAGCCGCGGCGGTGCTTACAATCGCCACAAACTGAAACGTCGTCGAGCGCCTTTGCGCTCTCTACGGGGCTTTTGCCATTGTCGGCGAGTATATAGGTCTGAACCATATCCCCCGTTTTGCTGTTCGATGATTTGCCAGTAATTGCCACGACAATAATCGGCTTATCGTCAAGTAATGACGCGCCCCGATAAATAATGTATCCGCTAGGTTTTTTCATCTCTCTATCCTTTCTAGGTTTTGCTGTTCACATCCAGCACCACAATTCTATAGTTTCCAGCTAGGAATTCCAATTGATTTTTTCTATGGTTTTTCTATTCCCAATAGTAGGTTTTTTAATAACTTCCAATCAATCGCATTACTTTCCCATTTGGCAACAGGCTGTACGCGCAGGCCTTGCGCGAGTAAATCATCGCACTGTCCCCCATGGTAAAGAAAAACTATTGAATTTTTCTTTCCGATAGGCAAATGCTTTACCAAAATATAGGCAGGGCATCCGTATAACCAATGGCGATACAAAAATGACATCTGATGCGGGCGTAGGTGTACTTTAAGCCCACGTTGCACTACCTTATTCTCAAGAAAACCAATTTTTCCGGTTCCCATACGATCAGCAATGACCATGTCCGGAAAACCAAGATTAGCTATAGACTCCACGCGGGATATGTCTACATTCGGTAGATTGTCGCGAATAAAGTCCGAAAATACCGCTTCAGGCTTCCTCGCCATTATCCCTGTCCATTTCAAACACGTCTAATGGTGGCTCTTCCACTGGCGAAACAAAGGCAGGTTCCTTATCCATGTCCATACTAGCTATCACAGTCCCTGTGTGGGCATCAATTAACGCGGTAGGGGGTGGGCCCCCATAAAGTTTTTTAAGCTCGTCTAGCTTGCGCTGAACCTCTTCCTTACTCATTGAGTCAATAGTGCCATGCCTGATTTCTTTTCTTTCGACGTAAATCGTGCCCAAAGCCTGCCCACGCCGATATTCGGCCTGCACTGCCGCAGCATAGGCTCCAGCCTCCAATGCCTTATCGCGGATAGTCTGCAGGTCTTTCATGTGCCGCTCATACGACGTGTTGTACTTCGACGCTAGTTCTGCCCTGTAGGCTTGAATCGCCGCGACAATATGCGGATTGATATCAGGGTTTGTCAGCTGCCATGCGATGACAGAAGCGCTGGACGGCTTGTAGCCTGCACGAATAGCAGCTTCTTTCAGGGTTACCCTGCCGTCCCCAGAGACATACTCCTGCACAAACTTCCAATGCTTGGGCGTTAGAAGCTTTTGCTTCGCCAACGGGCCCACTTTTGCAGCCATCCGATTTGCCGACTTCTGTTGAATCACCGGAGGCAGCGCCCAAACATGCTTCTTCGCCATTATCCGACTCTCCACAATCTCCAGCCATCATCTACCCTTCGCAGAGTGAATACCCAATCCGGACGGTGTCTCTTAGCAAAGCGTACCGCAGCAACCCTAGCCGAAGCCGCTCTGCGCTCCTCTACGAACAAAATACTATCTCCGCAGCCCATATCCTCAAAAGGATAATTAGACCGCGCCTCTGGTATCTGTACATTGCGATCAATTTTAATCATAGTAACGCCCTAACCCGAAAAACTTAGAATACCAACCAAAAAGGCAGGTGTCAATATAACAATCATGAAACCAATAACAAATGGGTTCCTATAGAGTTTTTTGGGGTCATAGTAGTTTTTTTTTCAAAAAAAGTTATATCGCGAAACCCCCCTGATTATTTCCCTATAACACCGTTATTATTACATTTCAAAATAGATACGTAATGTTAACGTAATGCTGAGATACCGCATGTACACTAGCTTATTACGGCATTACGTCTATTACGTCTAATTTCAAAAATATTTTCATTTTTTTTTTTCTTAGTGAAATAATCTCTATAGGAACCCCTTCAAATGCATAACAAAATCAATTTCTATTACTTTTATATCTAATGATCCTCGCTCCGCGACCCATTATTCCCCTTGCACAATCCCCTGTACCTAAACTAAAATACACTTTGCACTACCAATAACAGTGCGTACCAAGGCACACAAAGCCATAATCGTAGTAACACTGACTAGAAAGGATAGCAAAATGGAATCAAAACCAGAAGAGAAAAGCCTTGTTTACCGCTGCGGAGGGTGTGGCTTTTTAGAGATTGAAGACGAGGTACGTCGTGCTAATGACCCGTGGTGCGCGGACAACGGTCCTATTATGTACTGCGGCGAGTGCGGTGAGGTGGACAACATGGTCGAGATAGAAGTCCCTGACGAGGTCTATGCGGCGTTGATAGAGAGGCCGCTATGAGCAAGGCAAAGCTATATTGGGACTACATCCCCTCCTACCTTTACATCGGCGGGGAGGATGGCGAGGAAGAGGTAGAGGTGGATTGCCTATTGGGGGTTACGCACATTATAGTAAAGAGCCCTGATTATTCCTGCAGGGATAGTGATGTTGATTATTATGGGTTCAGGGAGCTGGAGTTTGACGTGTTGCACATGGATAAAACGCCTGCTCCTGATATTGAAGCGAAAGCGACTAAATGGGATCGTGAAAGATGGGAGGAGCAGATATATGAAGATTATTCAGGACGAGAAGATGTTTAAGGAGTTTTTGGAGGGGAAGGACATTGAAGACGTTGAAAAGGTTGGTCCGGAGGAGGCGTTAGCCTTTTTGACTAATCTTTTGGTGGAGATGGCCTTTTACAAAGGGATGCCCGTAAACGTATTGTTACTGGCAATAGAAATGAAGTACGGAATGATGGAGAAGGCATATCAATTAGCTGGGCCGGATGATGAGGTCCATTAAACAGAAAGGAGCCAGTATGTTAGTAAATGGTCGATATATTAGGGAAGAGCCGCCGCAGATTGGGGCGTTTTATGTTCGCAGTCGTAATGGGGAGATTACTCCGGAGGAGGAGTTTGCTCAGAACTTGGTAACGGGCTGGGAGGATGTAGGCCAGCTTAGGGTTACTGATCTTATAACCAAGGTCTTACTATTATTTAAGAGGGACTAAGAATGAAAAAAGGACAAGGTAAGCGGGAAGTGGTCCCACATGTGGTGTTGGATACGGTCAAAAGCTATTTTAAGATTGATTCGGACAGGGAGTTGTCGAAGATTTTGGGAGTATTACCCAGCGGCATATCCAAGGTACGTAAGAAAGGTAGTGCTAATGGCGTACCAGCGGAGTGGATCATTGCAATTCACAAGGCGACCAATTGGCCTATAGCGCGGATTGAGTTCCTGTGTGCGGGGGGCAAGAAGTGATGATAGATACGTTTGATTACAGGAAGGTACTTACGTGGATTAATAACGTATGGGCCAAGTCGCTCGCTGCGGTGTTGATGTTCTGTATTGGTGTGGCTATTGGTCAAGTACAGACGGAGAGCCGTGTTATTGGGGACTGCAAGTACGCAGGTTCGTTTCGCGTGAACCATGAGGCATTTGTTTGCCAGAGGAGGATTTGATGAAAGCATTTCCGGGTAACAGATTTGAAGGTATGGAATTAAGAGACTACTTTGCCGCGAAGGCTATGGAGATAGTGGTAAAGCAGTTGGAGCGTAATTACACGATTGAATTAGGAGGGATTGAGGGCTCCACTGATGCATGGAGATGGGCACTTGACGACACAGAGGAAATTGCAGACATGTCGTACGCGCTTGCGGATGCGATGATGGAAGCACGAAAGGAGTGACCACAAAATGACACAAAGTGACATTATTCGATTAGCGCGTGAAGCATTAAAAGAAGATGACGGAGAGTGCTATTACGCTTACGCGCACCAAATAATCCATTGGTGGGGCAAGGAAGATGAAATCGTAAAGTTTGCAAATTTAATTGCAGCCGCGGAGCGCGAAGCGTGTGCCTCATTATGTTTTCAGATGTGGAATGAGTGGATGGATAACGAGTTTATAAGTGAGCTTAACCGTCCAGATGCAGAAGATTGCGCTCACGCTATCCGCAAAAGGGGGCAGGAATGAAAGGCGTTGTGGTTGGGTACACAGGTTGGTTTGGCGGCACTACACCCGCTAACAACTGCACGATTATTGAGATTGACGGTGATCGTATTCTCGTGGAATTAATGGGTGACGGAAGACAAGGTTGGATTGATGCAAAAGACTTTGTTCCGATGTATTTCAAGGGTGCAGGACAAAAGAAGTTGTACAACTTAAACAAAGAAGCCGAGAAGAATGGGGAGGAGCTATGAGCGAGTACGACATACACAGTTGCGGGTATTACTGCAATAGACCTGCTTGCATAGAAGCGCAGCGCAATGAGCTAAGAGATAAGTTGTTTGCTGAGTTGCCATCGGTGCGAGTGGAAGAGTTTGTTGAAATGATTAAAGGCAAAGAAAACTTTCGCGGCATACCTGTAATGCGTACTGAGTGGCCTTTAGAAGATCGATGGGTAAAGACGTATTCAGGGGGCAAGCCAAACTATACGCAGCCTGACGAAGCGATGATGAAGAGGGTAATGGATGGGATACCTGACATGCCTATAAAAGCCAAAATTGAGAAGGAGCCAACGATAGACGGCTGGCCTTTGTGGTCAGGGTTGCCGCCAATAAAAGTACAAGATAAAACTTTTGAGGAGTTTGCGCAAAGCTTTGCACAGAGTGCGCAGGTAATTGGCATACCAGAGCCAGAGCCAGTTGCGTACATCAACGTAGAAAAGCGTGAGTTGGAATGGGCAAAACTTACGCGATGGGAAACGCCAACCGTTGCGAAGATGGATAAGGTTCCGCTTTACACCGCGAAAGAATGGGTAGGGCTGACGCTTGATGAAATAGATGACATAGGGGTTCGTTTTGCACTCATGCGTGGCGGAGACATAGACGCTAAAGATTGGTTTGACTTTTATAAAGCCATCGAAGCCAAACTAAAGGAGAAGAACACATGATGAATCATTCCATGATGAATCATTCAGAAATGATTCAAACAGTATTTGGCAATGACGAGATCAGCGAAATTTTGTCAGAAAAACTGTTTACCTTATGCCATATGGTCGCAGAGCAGGTAACACAACAGGAGCCAGCAGCGTGGATGCACACGTCGGCAACGGGACACACTTACTTTCGCAAAAACCCCCAAGACGCAGTATTTAACCCGCAGCCTTTATATCTCGATCCACTTCGGCGCGAATGGAAGGGACTGACTATACATTTTGAAAAGCGTGAATGGGTTGGAATGACTAATGATGAATTACTAGACATAGCAGATATGGTTTATGCAGACGATTTGGAGTTATTGCAGAATATTCAAGCCAAGTTAAAGGAGCGGAACACATGATTGAACGCAAGGAGAAAGAATAATGGATAAATTTCAACAAGCCACAACAGATCAATTGTATTTCCGTGATCCTGCTATTGATCCGCCGCCGCGGGGCACGAGCATGCTGTTATTAAACCCCGGGGGCGTGTGCATTATCGGTGTATGGGAAGACAGTTGTATTGGCTGGTGTCCAAAGCCAAAGATACCTAAATCATTAAAGGAGAAGAGCAGTGAGTAGAGCTATGGGTATTCGATACTTTGAAGGGTACATCAACGAGCATGATCTTATTAAAATAAGGGATCTTAAAAAGATCAGAGTTGATTTAGATGTGATGGGTACAGTCGTACCAAGAAGCATGGTTGAATTAGATTTGTTTGATAAGACATGGTTAGCGGACATCGTCACAGGCTCCTTGCATGATCCAAAGCAAGAGGGAGTGAGTGAGACAAAGACATGGATAAGAAAAATATACAGGGAGAAGAAATGAAGGCTAAAGGCAGAAGATGGGCAGAACTAAGTAATGGTCATATCTGTTTGATAGATACGTCCAATGGTCAGATACTAGCAAGAGCCCTTAAAGGATTGGACGGTACGTTTAAATATAAAGACACAGAATTTATTGATTCGCATTCTGTGATGACGTACATAGAAAATGAGAAAGGAGAAATTGGTGTCAAACAATAAAAGCAGGCATGTGAAAAAAGAGAAGAAGCTGTTTAAACTTTTGATGGAAAAGAACAAATTTGTTAATGATCAAGAGCTGGCGGAGTATCTATTAATAAGCACATCGATAATAAGCCAGATCAGGAACGATCATTTTTATCTGTCACCAACAAACATACTGCGAATTTACGATAAAACAGGCATGTCGATTGAAGACATACGAAAATTTGCGAGGGAGGACGTATAAATGGAAACCTTTGCTTTCATTATTTTGATTGCGGGTGCATTAGTGGGAGCAGGCCTTATCCTTGGTTTGATAGCGGCCTGCATTTACTTCTTTGATCAAGAATGATATATTCGGCGTGTTGGTGAAACTGAACCCTTACTCCGCTATGAGTACCGACGAGTGGTCTTCCCTCGCTTGAAGAAATCGGTTATTAGTCACCAACTACTTCGCTTCTCCCCAATTCTCCCCTATTTCTACATCCACACGGCTAGGTATTTCTAGCCGTACTACATTAGCCATGATCTCCGCGGCGCGTTGAGCTTGCTCCTTTGTCTCTACAGAGAGGACAAGCTCATCATGTACTTGCAGCAATAATCTCTCACCTGCCTCATGCAGGGCTACCATAGCCATCTTGGTTTGATCGGCGGCTGATCCCTGTATCAAACGGTTTAATCCCTTGTAGGTTCCTGCGCGTTTAATCCTCGGTCCGTATTTCGCGACTGCCTGCTCGTAAGGTAGCGCCTTGTTTACGCCCCATTCTGCGGGTTCCCACAATGGGAAGTGGCATCTTCTTCCAAGGATAGTTCGTATAGCGCCTAGGGATATGGGTTGTTCGATACGCCGCATGACAGCGTTGACAGTTCCTTTGAGGAAAGGCACGTTCTTATGGAACTGTTCAATCAATGCACCAGCCTCGTCCACGGTAAGGTCTAACTGGTTCGCCAATTTAGCCTTCCCCATCCCGTACATTAGTCCTAAACCAATGGTTTTAGCTTGCTTACGCTTAATCTTTGCCATATCAGCGACCATTTGGTGAAAATCCGTATCGGGATTTTCCTTATAAGCGGAAACCATGGTGTCAGCCCCCGGTAAATCCAAGAGGCTTGCGTAGTGAACTAGGAGCCTTGGCTCTTGTGATGAGAAGTCATTAGAGGCCCATAGCTGGCCTTCTTCCGGTAGGAATAGGCTTCGCACCATAGGGCCGATGATTTCGTGCCTAGCGGGCACTTGCTGAAGATTAGGGTTAGCCATGGAGAGCCGTCCAGTAACGGTTCCGCCGTCGTCTGAGCGCATTTGATTGACGTGTGGATGCACACGCCCTGTCTTGGCGGAGAAGTCTAGGTAAGGCCGTAGGAACGTCCCATGGGTCTTGTTTACTTCACGGGCTTCCAGAATTATCTTGCCGATAGGATTTTCACACTCCTCAAGGAAAGTTTTTGTGAAGCTAGGTAGTCCAGTTTCGCTCCTTGGGTAAGCCAACAATAGTTTATCGAAGGCTTTTGCTATGGAAGCTGCCGCCCAAATGTCCACAGTATTGCCAGAAATCGTCTTTAACTTATCAATGAGCTCTTTTTCACGTGTTTTAAGTTTACAGATGGTCTTCTCACACCTATCCCGATCAAAGCGAATTCCTTTAAAGGTCATGTCAAACAGGGCGGGGAAGAGTCGCGTTTCAAGGTCAAAGATAGATTCAACCTCTTCTCGGCGTAAAAGGATTTTGAACTGCTGCCAAAGCTTTAACGTAAGGGCAGCGTCCTGCTCGGCATATGCACCCACGTAAATGGAGGGTAGCTTCCAGAGTTCTTTCTTCGGATGTACTCCGAACTCTTTTGCAGCCTCTTTAAGGCCTTGCTCTGATTTAGTCTCTTTAAGGTAGTCGAAGCCAAGCGCATTGAGGCTGTACGAGAAACGGTTTTCATCGAGGATGGGCGCTGCCAGCATTGTGTCAATAATTCGTCCGTTGACAGTAAACCCGCTAGCTCTAAGCCATCCAAGGTCATAGGCGGCGTTATGCATGATCTTGTCAGCGGGTAGCTTGAGGATGTCAGTAATCCAACGCTCAACAAGACGCTTATCAAGATTGCCCCCGCCAGCATGAGCGATAGGAAAGTATCCGGCCCAACCTTCCACAGCAACAGCGTAGCCAACAATAAACCCATCGTTACGAGGCCAGCCCGGCCCCATGCTTTCCATGTTGGGGTCACAGGTTTCGAGGTCAATTGCAATCTCCTTAGCGGTGGATAGGTTGGGGAATGCGTCAGGTGCAGCCCAAGACGAGTTGGGTGGAAACATAGGTAGGGTACTCACAGTCTAAATCCTTTGTCGTATTGTCTTGGCATCACTAGGTGCAGAGTTTCTTTTGTTCTTGTTACACCTACATAAAACAATCGATTCACACTGTCAGAGTTCCTTGCGTACTCTTTAGAAAACTTAGGGGATAAGTCTAGGAACAAAAGGACATTGTCAGCTTCACCGCCCTTTGCTCCGTGTATGGTGGAGAGTTTAATTTTGTCGGAACTGGATAACTTAGTACCGCGACGCAGTATGGCGCGTAGGTATTCAATCTTGTCTTCGCTAATGCGAGACAGCGCCTCATACCAAGGGGCATCAGTCAAAAGACCGTAGTGCCTACTCAGGGTGGGTAAATCATACTCAAGCACATCCACATCACCTTTGAACGTCTTAAAGCCACGGGCCACGTCTTTTGGCCCTAGGTACTTGTATATCGCTTGTATATCTATGATACCTAGTGACATCCCTTTACGTAGCCGCTCCCAATCCACAACGGCCTTTAGCATGGTGGGAGATAGGCTGGGTACGTTGTTGCGCTCAAACAAAACGCCATTGGCCTTTAGCCATTCATGTACTGGGTTGAGCATGTAGTTGGTAGAAGAGAGAACGAGCCATTCACCGTCCCCCACAGGTACATCTTCAAAGCGTTGGTACTGTTTGATTTTGCCTTCAAAGTCGCGAGGCTTCCAATCCTTTAACTGCCGCTCTTTGATACGACTGACTATTGAAGTAGCTAACTTGTGGACACAGGCAGGAACGCGATAGCTCTGCTCTAACACCTGTATTTCACCTTTGAATTCTAGGAAGGATTTTACGTCTGCCCCCGCCCATGTAAATACGGCTTGGTCATCATCGCCTGCGATGTAGATCCGTGAGGCGCGTTCCACTAAGGCATGGACTATCTCCCACTGTAGGCGGGATAAGTCTTGTGCTTCATCGATGATTAAAACTTCTAGTCGCGGGAGCCGTTGCTTTTCAAGGGAGAGGAGTTCGAGCAGGTCGGTGAAGTCGAGTAAGTTACGCGAGGCTTTATAGTGACGATAGGATCGTTCGACGAACTCGAAGTGATGCCATTCGATGTCGATAACAGAGTTGTTATAGTGGGTCCGGAGGTCCATGCCGCAGATTCTTGCGATGTTGATTTCACTAAGGATTGGATTTTCCGCTTTCGCATAACCTTCCTCACTGTCCGTAGATATCTCAAGAGATATACCAGTTTCCCGGGCAAACTCTGCATAGTGCGCTCCTTGCATCATATCATCTACTTTTGTAGACAGGCATCGAAAGGCAAGACTGTGTAACGTCCTGAAGTAGGGAAAATCAATCTTCTCGTTTAAGTGCGGAAACTTCTTAATTGCTCTGTTACGTGCTTCGTTGGAAGCCTTTCTGGTGAAAGAAAAGTACCCAATTCTTTCTGGAGAAACGCCATCTTCCATTTCCTTATCCATTACGTTCAGCAGGTACGTTGTCTTACCGCTACCGGGTGGCCCGAATATCTTTTGGATAGTAGTCATAGGAGGGCCTTTTGAACTTCTTCGTATATCTGCTGTGCCTGCTCTTCTTTCGCCGTAGACGGAAGTCCCGCCCTAAAGTTTGCGTAGTCGTGGAGGGCGGCAAACGCTCTCATCTTTGAAGCAGATATATCATCGGCCTCTCTTTGACCTGAAGATACAAATTCTATTTTCTTAAAGTTAAAAAACTCGTCTCGACCGTTGTAGCGAAACAAGTTTTCTTCATACTGTACTAATCTATCCGAGCCAGCTACTACGATAAGATGATCTGTTCCAGTAGAAAACAAATTACTAACGCATCGGATAAAAGATTCGTCTTCTTTAAGCAAAGACATATCCGTATTAGGGAACAGATTCTGCAGCTGTTGGAGCTTAAACAAAGGAGCAAGCGGATTATCTTTGCTATCGTGACTACTGCTTATCGCAATTAAATAATTAGCGTTGTGTTTTTCGGATTCCTTTTTAACTATGCTAATTAATTTCTCGTGGCCTTTAGTTGGAGGATTCATTCTTCCAAACGCTACTACGGTGGATTTAGTAAAACTTTCGTTTGAATGGCGTAAAAAGTTCTCTCTACTAAATTCCATACGATCTACAATTTTGCTAGGAATGCCATCAAGCAGTGCAACAAATCCTTCACCCTTTGTAGGCTTACCATTTATGTGGGTACGAAACATCCGTGTAAAGGATAAAGCAT